GCAGCGCTGAAAGCGACCGCGTTCAAGGGCGAGGTATCGGATGCGCAATTCATGGCGCTCTGTATCGTCGCCGATCAGTACAAGCTCAATCCGATGACGCGGGAAATTTTCGCATTCCCTGACAAGAATAACGGCATCGTGCCGGTCGTTTCGGTCGATGGCTGGTTGCGGATCATGAACGATCATCCGCAATTCAACGGGATGGAGTTTGTCGATGGGCCGGTCGCCAAAGACAACCTGCCGGAATGGATCGAGTGCGTGATCCATCGCTGCGATCGCGAGCATCCGACGCGGTCGCGCGAGTACATGGCCGAGTGCAAGCGAGGCACCGGCCCCTGGGGATCACATCCTCGGCGGATGCTGCGCCACAAGTCGTTGATCCAGTGCGCGCGCATGGCATTCGGCTTCGCCGGCATCTTCGACCAGGACGAAGGCGAGCGCATCGTGCAAGGCGAGGTGGTGTCAACGACCACGACCGGCGCCATCGCCGACATCAACGCGCAGGTCAAGGGCAAGCCGGCGGTCGACGAGACGCTAGGCCCGACCTACGCCGAGGTGCGCCAGATGATCGAGCTCGCCAAGGATCACGACGACCTCGATGCGGCGGTGTCGATGGTCGACGGCTTGCCCGAGCAGTTCCGGCCCGAGCTGCACGAGATCGCCCGGCAGAGGCTCGCGAAGATGGGCGAGGAATGAGGTAGTTAGTGAGCTGGATCGATATGTGGATGGCGATGTACGACAACGCGCCGGCTTCGTCACCACAATGGCGTCAGGCAAACGCCCCGGCTGCTGTCCAAGCGATGTGCTGGATATGCGGCGACCATCATCACATGGACAAAGACGAATCGCAGCGGTGTCTCAAATGGCGACATGAGAACCATTTCTATGAGCGTTGCTATTTGGCGGCGACCGCATACGACTTCACGACCCACGTAATACGGACAGACCCGACCGTGCGTTCAAAAGTTATCGAATACGCAAAGGCAATTACAAAATGAGCCTCAAGGAGCCGGCCCCATGAACGTACCCGTCACCTATATCTGGTTGAACGCCGAGGCGGCAGCACACATGCTGTCGACGTCCACGCGTCAGTTCCGCGAGCGCATCGCCTGTCAGCCTGACTTCCCGAAAGCGGTCAAGCAACGAGGCGTCGGGCTGCGCTGGAATGCGGCGGAAATCGATGAATGGATGCACGTCCAGCGTGACGCGCACGCCGGGCGCCCACGCAGCAAGAGCGCCTAGAGCTGGTCGGCGACGTCGCCCATGTCCGGCTGGTAGTAGGTGTTCAGCAGCACCTTCAAGTCCTTGTGGCCGGTGATCTTCGCCAGGGTCAGCACTTCCACCTTCCTGGCGAGGCGCGTGGTGCCCTCGCGCCGCGTGTCGTGGAATGTCAGCCCCTTGACGCGAGCGCTGCGCCGGGCACGATCGAACAGTTTGGCGAATCGGTTGTAATCCCTGATCGGGATCAGCTTGCCCCGCTTCGGCAGCAGCGCCAGCAGTTCGCGCGCCGCCGCCGACAGCGGCACGTCGCGTGCGCTCCCGTTCTTGGTCATCTCCAGGTGCGCCACCTTGCCGCCATTGATGATCGACTTGTCGTCCAGGCCGAGCATTTCGCTGACGCGCATGGCAGTTTCGATGCACCACCACATACCGATGGCCACGTAGTGATTTTCCTCGGTCGGCATCATGCCGGGTTCGTAGTTCAGCGCCAGCATCAGGCGTTGCAACTCATCCGCCGACGGCCGGCGCTTGCGTCCAGGCGCTTTCACCGGCCACGCCATGTCATCGAATGGCGAGAACTTGAGATAGTTCCATTGCGTCCGCGCGTGCCGGAAGATGCGCGCGAGGATTTCAAAGTAGCCGAACAACGTGTTCGGCTTGAGTCCGCTCGTGCGCAGCTCGCGCATCCAATCGTCGATGTCCTCCTGGCTCACTTCCGACATCAGGCGATCGGCGAACGGCAGCTTGCGCTTGTCACTGAACGTGCCGAGCAGCGTGTTGATCTTGCTGGCCGAATCCTTGCCCCGGAGGGTAGGCGCCACCTCTTCCAGGTACTTCAACATCGCATGGCGCACCGACTTCTCGACCACGCGACCTTTGCGCATGTTCTGCAAGTCGGCTTCGCGCGCGGTCGCCCAGGCTTGCGCCTGCGCCTTGGTGTCGAACGTTTCGGACACCGGACTGAATCCGGCGCGGCGGATTTGAGCCCGCCAGGTGGTGCCCCGCTTGGTAACTGTAGCCATACCGTCCCTTCTGTCTTGGCACACTTTTGGCACAATCCCCGAGTGGTGCGGGGCGGCTTTTTGCGTAAAAACGACAGACGGGATCGTAACAGAATTGCGGGTTTGTGCGTAGTTTCTGTGGGAAGGTACTGGGGAATGGTCTTGCTACCATGTTCCCCAGTGCGGCGGCCGATTTCAGGCCGGTTGAATCAACGTAAACTGGGGTTCAGCGCGTCCCTCAACCAGTCTCCAAGGAGGTTAATTGAGAGGACAAGTAGCACCAGCGTAAATCCGGGGAAGACCGTAATCCACTATACTGTTCGCACTATGAAAACACCCTCATTTGGCACACTTTTGGCACAATCGATGGCAAAAGTTGGGCGGTTTCATAGGGGGATCGGCAGGCCGGTGAGTGGGAACCAGCGTACACCGCCTAGACCAGCATGTACACCAACCAGGTATCCCTGACATGGCGCAAGTCCCAGCCGGCCGCAGCCTGCTCGTGCAGGTACTGCGCGACGTCAACGGTGCCGAGGTCGTTGTGATCGTGCCAGACGACTATCCCACCTGCGCGCAGACGATCCATCGCGAGGAGGGTATCGTGAGCCACTCCTTCGTAGGAGTGGTCACCGTCGATGAATACCGCGTCACAGTCGGGAAGGTCGACACCTTGCAACTGCTGGGAGCCCTGTTCCGGGAGAAGTAGCTCGAAGCGCGGATCGTGCTCGGCCTCGCAGCCCGGGAGGCGAGGCACCTCCTTGCGCTGCACCGGCTTTGCCGTCACGAAGCCGAACGGGACATCGATGCCGACGTAGCGCTCGATGCCCGGCACGTACTCGAGCAGCGCCGCTGCCGTGCGGCCGATGTTGCAGCCGAACTCAATCACCGTCCTGGGGTGCACCGACGCAACGAGGGTGATCAGTATCTCGAGCTCGCCTTCGTTAAGAAAACGCCGCGAACGCCCCGACCAGTCAACTGGCGTTGGCTGAACCTGTACTTGCGGCAGCGTGGGCTTGATGTCCGTACTCGCCGTGGAGCTCGGTTGTGGCTTTTGTGACGGCCGCATATGCATCCTCTTTACATTCATAACGTCCTAGATGGCGCCATTGTCCCCATGCGGAAATGGTCGCGCGCCATTTCTTCGTAGACTTGCACCACGACACTCCCTTGTATCCGCTCTTGTTGTTCCGGTTTTTACCCCGGTGCTGCTCATTCTGAAAATGGGTTGCTTCCCGCAGCATGGCGATACGGTTGTCATCACGTTCGCCAAGATGATCAATCTGCGCCACAGGCCAGCGCCCGTGAACATACAGCCAGGCCACGCGGTGCAACTTGTAGCTATGCCCATCAATGCGGGCCGTCAAATAGCCATACGCATCGCGACTGCCAAACTGCTGCCCCTCCGCCGCCCTGCTTCCGAGACTAATCCGCCAGCGAAAGACACCCGTCTGCGGGTCGTATCTCACCAGTTCCTTTAATCGCTCCTGTGTGAGCGCTAGCGCTGGCGTAGTCCTTCTCGACGAACTGCTCGAGGCGCTGGATCGCGGTGGGGACATCGATGGCCTTTCGGCAGCGGTGCTTGTGGGAGAAGCAACTGCAGGGTGTGATCGGGTCGATGCCGAGGTACGGCGCGTGTCGCGCGCCGTCGGCAAAGCTCGATGAGTTTTCGTAGCCGCCGAAGATGCACACCGTGGGCGTGCCGACGGCCTGGCCGAGGATGGCCGCAAAGCCGGGACTGCAGTAAACCATTGTAGAACGCGCCGCGAGTCCTGCAAGTTCCTCGAAGGCGAGCTCCCCGTGGTGCAGCTCGACGTCGGGCGTGATGGCGCGGCCGACCAGCCATTCGATTTTCGGCACCAGGTCGGCCACGCTGACCACGAAGAAGCCGTCGCGCACGGCCTGCAGGATCTGGTAGTACGCCTCGTAGTCCGGGTTGCGCGCAGCACACCCGCCCCACTCGGTGCGCTCAACCAGCGGCCGATACAGGAGCACCGGCAAATGGGGTTTCCAGGCGCGCAGGCGCGCGTCGGCCTGCTCGAGCCATGCGGATGGCACCGGCAGCGAGAAGTCGGCGCCTGCGAGGCTACAGCCCGCGTTGTGCAGCATGGCGGCGAGCACCGAGCCGCGCCGGCGCACGTCGTCGCCGCTGTACCACACGCGCAAGGGTCGCGCGCCGGCCGGCGGCAACGCCGTATAGGCCGACGCCTCGCGCCGCTCGTTCCTGGCCTGGGTGCGCAACCGGGAGGGCTTGCGCACCAGGCCGACGGCCAGGTCGTGATAGATGCACGGCCACGGCGTCTCGAGATACACCCTGCGGCCGGCGGCGAGCAGTTGCCGGACGATCGCCCGCTGGTGCAGGTTGTCGCCCATGCCGTGCATCCCTTGTAGCAGGATCGGCACGGCCTGGGAGGTCATGCGTCGAGCATGTCGATATGCGCGTCCTGCTCACGCCCGGGGTCGGCCGTGTACATGACGTAATAGACCCAGTCGCCGTCGGGCGAGTTTTGCCACGGCACGCCGCCGGTGTGGGCGCCGCCCATGTTGTTCAAGTCGAAGCCGGCGTAGCAGGGATAGCCGCCCGAGCTGATCGCCCACGACAGTTTCTTTTTGCCGCGATTGCCGAAGGCGTAGTAGTCGCCCTGCTTGAGCTTGGTGGCGGAGGGAAAGCGGGTGCCGTTGTTGGTGGCCGCGCCGGCCGGATACACCGTGACGTTGCCGGTCGGCGGTGGCGGCGGTGTGGCCCCGCCGTTGCTGCCGCCACCCTCGACGGTTGCGCCTGCCAGTTGCGCCGCAGTCGCGTTCGGAAAATTGATGGTGATCTTGCTCATGGTTGCTCCTTGGTTGGTTAATCACTTCGCGATGGCGTCGCGAAGATCCTTGATGGCGGCCTCGATGCGCTCGCGTGCGGCCCGCCAGTCCTCGCGCACTACGCTCATCTGCTTTTCCAGCGTCTCGACCCGGTGCTCGAGCTGGCCCTGCCCATACGCATAAAGGACGGCATTGACCGCGACCGCCGCCACGAAAGTAAAGGCGGCAACAAGCCAGTCGTGCTTCACGTCAGTGCTTCGCTGTAGGCCTGCGAAAAGAGCATCGACCCAATCGCCGCCGTCGTGCCGTTTGACATGCCGGTATGGACGTCCATCAAACTTGTGTTGGCCGGTAGGTCGGTCGTCAGCGTGCCGGTCGCGGTGAATGCCGAGTCGAGCCGGTCCACGCGGTAATAGACCGTCGTGTCATTCGGCTCGCAATAGAACGCGCCGCGATACACCGCGTCCGCCGTCTTGCCGGGAAAGTTCGCGCCCAGGTCGATCTTGGTCGCGGTGCCGGTCCCGTCGTTGTGCATCACCTGCAGGTTCGAGTCGGCCGCGTCGACTCCGAAGATCAGAATATTGGTCTTGGCGGAAGGATTGGTCGCGGTGACGTTTCCGGTGGTGCCCCCAGTGCCGACGCCGTAGATGTAGCGCATACCGGATTGCGGCGTGACGATCGCAAACATCACTTGCAGGAAAAAACCGCCCAGTCCCGCCGCATTGCCGCGCCAGTAGCCGGGTTGGTTGAACGCCACGTTGGTGCCGGTGCCGGCGACGGCGGTCGACGTCATCAGTCCGCCGGTCATGCTCGCGCGCAGGCTGCCGGTGGCGACCGACTGCCCGCCGCCGGTGAAAGGCGCGGTCGCGTTCAGCCCGAATTGCTGCGGCGCCCCCGTGCCGCTGCTCCATGTCGCTTGTCGGACCTTGCGCGAGCCAAAATGCGACTGCGGCGGGTAGGTCGAGCCGCCTTGCATCCACGACAGGATGGTCGCCGCCGAAGAGCTGATCGTGGTGTTGGTGACCGACGTGATGTGGCCATTGGCATCGACGGCAAGGACCGGCACCTGCGTCGCGCTGCCGTAGGTCGCCGCCGTCACGCCGCTCACGGTGTGATAGAACGTGTAGGCCCCGCCGGCCCCGCCATCGGCACCCGCAATGGGCGACACCGTGACGATCTCCCGCGAGTTGGGCAGGCCCGGCTCGGCGCCGACGGTCAGGTATTTCTCGGTACCGCCACCGCCGCCGCCGCCCGGCACCTCCCACGTGCCGCACGCCGACAGGAACTTGCCGTCCGCACAGTCGCCCGGTTGCGCTGCCGGCACCAGCCCCGGGACGGATGAATGCGGCGGCGAGGCATCGGAGCCGTCACCGATGAACGGCGGGATGTCGTCGACGACATCACCTGCGCCGGCGCCGGTGTTGGTGAACTCGACCGCGCTCGCGCTGGCCAGCGTACTGCCGGACGTGACCGCCTTGTACAGATACGGCCGGTTGAGCTCGCTCTGCGGTGCGTCGACATTGATGACCGACGACAGCAGGACGAAGTCGTCACCGACCTCATGCCCCGCGATGTAGTCGCCGGTCCCATCGACGCCGCGCAGCAGGTTCGATAGCTGGTACTGGCCCGGCGCCACCAGGGTCGCGGTCTGAAACTGGAAGATCTCCCACAGGTCGCCCGAGCGCAGCGCGGCCTTGTTCATGCCATTGGCGAGCCCCGCATCGTTGATCGACTCGAGGCTGTGCGAGGCATCGTGCAGTGTGATGTCGACGGTGCCGGTGTCGTCGAATCCTGGCGCGCCGGGTGTGCCGCCGCCGGCGCCCACGCCGATCGCCGTGTGCGCCTTCGCTTGCGGACGCATGTCCTGATTGCTGGTGCCGCCGAACTTCCACGAGAACCATTCACCGGCCAGCACCCACAGCGGCGGATAGGCAACGCCGGCGCCGTACGCGATCCAGTCGGTGCTGTCTTCGCCGTGCGCGACCCACACCGGGACGCCGCCGGAACTGCACGCCACCGTCACGTCACAGTCTTCGACCACCTGCATCGTGTACACGGTTTCCGGCACGCCGCCGGGAATGACGCGCGTCTCCCACAGCGCCAGCGCACCGCCGCCGACCGGGGCACCGGCCGATGGGCTTCCGCCGCCGAAGTCGCCGAGCGCCGTGGTCGCGGTGCCGATCGTGGCCGGGTACGGTGTGCTCGCCACTTCGACATAGTTGACGCCGCCGTCGAGCGACTTGAACAGCGACGCGCCCGGCCACGCGCCGGCGCCCTGCGGTGCCATCGCGGCATAGAAACCATAGGTCGCGTCGCCGGACGATTGCAGCGGGATGTCGAGCAGCACCAGCTCGGTCGCCGCCTTGAGGGCGCTCGTCGGGTCTTGCGGAATGAACCCGCCGCCCGGCGCCCCGATGATCGAGTCCTGGTCGAAGACAAAGGCGCGGGTGATGAGCCCCGCGCAGCGCACGATGCCGCTCACCGTTTGCTGCACCTGGGTCAGCCGGATGCGGTAACCCTGAATGGTCACCACGTCGGTGGGCACCAGGGCCGCCCACTTGCGCGATAGACTGAACGAGACGGCGGTGCGCTCGACCCAGGCCGAATAGAGGATACCGTTGACGCGCTCGCGCGCCTCGGCGTCCTGTAGCACGATCGGGATATTGAGCGACGTGTCGAGCTCGCTCTCGCTGGTTTCGCGCCGCGCGTACTGGGTCGCGGCCTGGTAGTCGGTATCCGTGTTCAGGTAGATGAGGTTGACGGTGCGCGGCAGTTCCGATTCCGGCGTGCGCGTCTGCTCGAGCAGCGGCGGCGCCTGCGAGCCCAGGTCGTGCACACCGAGCTCGTCGTCGTCAATGTCAGCGACCGCGTCATGCGTGCGGTGCTTGAACAGCACGTGATCGTCGACCTCGGCGCCGTCGAACAAGTACAGCGCGCGCAGCGGGTCGACGGCGTTCTTGCCGGTCATCTGGCCGGCGATGACGTAGCCGTACACCGTTTCCGGCAGATCGGAGACGTCGTATTGCGCGCCCGTGCCGCCAGCCAGGCCGCAGCGCTCGGAGATGTCGGCGACGATGTCGCCGAGGACGACCGACTCCGGCGGCGGCTTCAGCGAGATCACGCCGTCCGACGTCTGAATCAACCCGTTGCCGAGGTCCAGGAATGAGCCGACGTTGCACGGAATTTCGCCGACATAGGTAAACGTGGTGCCGCTGATCGAATAGACGATCGCGGCCGACTCGAACGTCGTTGCGCTGATGCCCTGAAACGCCAGATAGCCGCTCCACACCACGAAGGGATAGCCGGGACTCCACTCCGGCGGGAGATCCACCGCTGGAATCGTATAGAGTAGGTTGAGCTCGAAGTCGAATTTGGTAAGGGTATTCGCCCATGTGGCACCCATCGTCGAGTCGTGGGCTGCCCAAGCGTTGCCCGACTCGTCAACTGCGACGGCGATGTTTTGACCAGTGCTCGCGGTGGCGCCCGTGAACGAGTAGGACGCGACCGCCGTATTGAGCGGTTCGCGATCGACCATCGTCCACACCGCGATGTACGGCGCGCCAGTGTCGTCACCGGTGGCGTAGAGATAGTTGTGGTCCGGGCTGATCACCGGCGGCGACTTGACCGACAGCGCCGTATGCGTCCCCGCCGGATTGTTGACCGGGCCCCCGATGGTGCGCCCGTCCTTCACCCAGCAACTGACGTTGCCGGTCGACCCCATCCCGTTGTTGACGAAGAAAGCGATCCCGCTATCGTTGGTCGCCCCGTGATAGATACCGTCGGCGAAGTTGTACGTCGCGAACTGCTCGATCGTGGTGTCGACGAATTCGCCCGACTCCAAATCGTAGCGGTCGACCAACCAGTCGCTGGTCGCGCCGTTGCTGCGATAGCGGCCGATGGAAACCATGCCAGCGTAAAGCGTCGCGCCGCGCACGTGCGCCGGTGCGCCGGGAATGGGCCCCGAGGGTGACGGCGGCGGCGGGTCTTCGATATTGACGCGCGAGGGAATGGGGCCTGTGGCGGTGTAGACCTCGGCCTCGAGCTGGAAGATGCGGTTGCCGTAGTCACCGAGCTGCACGTCGGTGAATACGATGTAGGCCATGCCGCGATGCGCGGGCACCTCGCCGGCGCCTTCCTCGGCCTCGATGGTCGGGTCGGGTAGCTGGTCTTCAGTCCCGGTGTAGAGGACGAACTGGATGTCGTTGGTGGGGTTGCCGTCTGCAATGATCAACCGGCCATCGGCCCACAGTTTGCGAATGCCGGCGATCGGCCCTTCGCATAGCGCCACCGCCCACGAGGCGGTGTAGGTGTAACTCGTGATCTGCGGGCCACCCTTGCCGCTCGACTTCTGCTTGTGCTCGATGAGGTCGGTTTGCCAGATGACGTTGCCCGACACTCGCTTGGTGCCGTACAGCACCGGGATCATCGAACCGTAGGTCGAGTGCTGGAGCTTGAGATCGGAGAGCTTCGGCCCTTCGACCTTGGGCGGGTCGATCAGGCTGCCGACCAGGCTGCCGGCGAGATAACCGATGCTGGCGCCGACCGGCCCGCCGATCATGCCGCCGACAATGGAGCCGGCGGTGCCGAGGACCAGCGATGCCATTACGCAACCCCTTGGAATCGGAAGACGTGCACGATGCGCGCGTCCCACACCTCGTCGATGCGGTTTTCAACCACGCCGCGCGACGTGGCCCAGGCGTGGATCATGTACGGCGGATCGTCGGCGCTCTTGATGGCGCAGTGCTGCGGATGAATGCCGCGGTGCACGTGCATGTAGAGCACGTCACCGGCCTGCGCGTCGGCCTTTGGAATCTCGGTCATGTAGCGGCGGAACGCGGCGAGCGAGCGCCCGTAGTCGGGATCACGCCCGTAGGCCTTGAGGTCGGGATCATCGGCAGCAGCTTGCGCGTTGGGCACGCCGACGGCGAGCGCGACCAGCAGCACGAGGCCGAAGCAATCGCAGGCGAGGAAGTCGGCGCGCGCCTGGTGTTGCCAGCGAAGGCCAAGTCTGGCCCTAGCGGCGAGCACGATCTCGTCGCGAGCGATCACGTATGCCGCCCGACCTGCACCAGCTTGTCGTTGCCTTGCAGGAACGGCTCGGCGCGCATGTTGACGATGTTGTCGAACACGTCGATGCAGGTGCGCCGCTTCTTGTCGCATCCAATGACCGCGGTAAACGTATCACCGTCGGCCACCTCATACGGTGGCGGCAATTGCAACACGATGGCGATACCGGGCGTGGACGTTTTCACCTCGAAGGTGAGTCCACTATTCGCGCCGCTCGTGAATGTGATCTTGCCGACACCGGGGCCGGGCATGCTCACATCATCGGTGGCGATGTAGAGCGCGTCCCCATCCCACCCGTCGACGGCGCCGTCCTGGGTGAACGGCACCGAAGGCGAGCCGGCCGTCGAGCCGCCGGCCAGGTCCACGCCGCAGCGCTCGTCGCCCAGTGTTGCGCGGCAACCGGCCGAGGTGAGCTCGCCGATGGTCTTGGTGTAGGCCAGCGTCAGGCCCAGCAGCTCGGCGCGGAATTGCTGCTGTCCCTTGGTCACCTGGCCGATGTGGCCGATGCGCAGGTTGAGCGCACCTTGTGTGAGATCCGCCCAGTTGACTTGAAATATCTTGATCTCGGCACCATCCCACAGGCCGGCGCGCAGATCGTCCTCGGTGATCGACGGCGCTTCGAGAATGCCTTCGACCTCGAGGTTGTCGACGTCGAGATTGGTATTGCTCGCGACGTCAGTGGCGCTGTAGCCGGTGGCGGCCACGTACAGGATCGCATCGAACTCGATGTCGCGATCGTGGTCGGTGAAGCCGAGCACGGTGCCGTCGACCCGCGTCACCCGCCAGCAGGTGGCGAGTGTGGTCAGCGGTTGCGCCAGATGGTCGGCGAGCGCGATGCTGATGGTCTTCATTCGCCCTTGACCTCGAGGATCGGCAGCGGGTCCCAGGCGACGAAGTAGCCTTTGCTGTTGCTCTTGTTGACGATGGCCGGCTTGATGAGGTCGGTGTCGAAGCGCACGTGCTTGTCGTACTGCCCCGACCATCCGCTCGGCGCACCGCCGTGCACGATGCCGGTGTCGTAGTCGACGGTGCCGCCGCCGACGAGCACGATGGTGCCGTTGACCGGCTTGGTTACCACGATGTCGGCGGTGTAGGCACCGAGGGTCAGGCGCTTCACCATCTGCATGCCGGCGGGTGATCCCTCGGCATCGATGAACAGTCCCTCGCCGACGGCGGCGCTGTAGTCGAGCGGATCGCGCGCGAGGAAGCTGTGCGCCATGCCGGCCATGATGCGAAAGAACGAATGCATGAGCCGGTAGTCGATGCGGATGGTGCCGTCGGGGGTGATGTTGTCGCTGCCATCCGAAAGCGTGCGGTCGTAGTGGCACTCATATTCGAGGCGCTCGAATTGCCAGCCCTGGTTGCGCGACTCCTTGCCGCTGGCGGTGACCACCACGTCGGTGCGAAAGCGCGGCCCGCCGCCGGAACCGAAGGACAGGCACAGCGGCAGGCGCAGTCGTTTGAAAGCCATCAACGTCTCCTGGCAGCGCCGGCCGCCACACTGAACGCCTGCAGTGCGGCCTGCCGATGCGCGCGGGTGTCGGCGTTGCGGTCGATGTTCTGCACGATGGAAATGCGCGGGCCGACGTCGCTGGTGCGCACCTGGTTGTTGGGCCGGATGCGCGCGCCGGCCGGCAGATCGACGAGCTCCGGGCCCATCTCGCCGACCAACGCCAGGCCGCCGCGATGCACGCCGCCGGTGGAATACGGATACGGCCCCGGCGGAATCGCACTGCCGGCGGTGCCATAGCCGAGGCCGCCACCGCCCATGCCGCCGAGCATCTTCGCCAACATGCCGAACACGTCGGCGCCGCCGCTGGTGTTGCCGCCGAATAGTGCGTTCGCCACGTTCTGCGACGCGAGGCGCGCGAGCTGCCGGGTGATGTCGTTGACCAGATCGCGGAAGGCATCCTTCGCCGACTTGGCGCCGGTCACGAAGTCGGTGAGCGGGTCGACCAGAGCATCGGAAAACAGGTTCTTGACCTCCTGCAGCTTCCTCGCTTCTTCCGCCATCTTCTCGGCGATGCGCAGGTCGCCGACGGCGGCATTCGCCTCGCGTAGCGCTGCGGCGACATCGCGGATCGCTTGAGCTTCCTCGGTCCAGCCTTGCGCTTCTTTGTCCGTCGCTTCGCGTTCCTTCGCGAGTGCCAGCGCTTCCCGCTTGGCGGCCGTGTACGCATCGAGCGCTTCCTTGCCGCCGCGCAGTTCGATGATCTGCTCGCGAATGCTCTCGTTGCCTCGGCGTATCCCATCCGCCTCGCGCTGTGCCGCTTCGATGGATTTGCGTGTGGCCTCTGCGAACTTTTCCTTTTCCTTCGCGGCGGCTTCCTGCGACTTCGCGAGTTCTTTGGCGACGCGGTCGGCTTCCTTGCCGGCGTCGATTTCCTTGGCCAGCAGCCGCAGTTGCGCTTCGCGCTCGGCCGTCAATCCGCTCGTCGCGTCTTTCTGAAGACGCGCGATCTCGAGCTCGACTTTGTCGACCTCGTTTAATTCCTGCTGGGCAACGACTTGCCTTTGCAGTGCTTGAATCAGCCGTTCGGCGTCGGTGGTTCTTTCCTTGTCGCCGGCGCCGCCGCGTCCGGGCGGTGGCGGAGGCGGCGCGTTCGGCTTCGGGCCAAAGACGCCTGAAACATCCTTTTCTATCTGCGATCGCGCCTGCTCGCGTAACCGTTTTTCAAGCGTCGCTTTCTCGGCTTTCAATTGCTCCAGAACGGACGAATCAAAAAACTGCCGGACTGTGTCTAGTCCCTTGAATGGCGTCGACTCTTTGAGCGAGTCCTGCAGCGCTTCAATTTCTTTATTGACGTCGCGCAGCCTCGCCGCATCGCTGCCCGATCGCAGCAATAGGTTTATGGTGCCGGTCAATCCGCGCCCGAAAGAATCGGCCGCGCTCGTCGTGTCGGTGAACGTCTTGATCAGCGTGATCAACGACGGGACGAGGCTATTCAATACGACTTCGGCGAACTTCTGGCTTTCGTAGCTAAGCCGCGCGTATTCCTTACCCAGCTGCTCTGCCGCCGCGACTTGCTCGGCGGTGCGCGTCGCCTGGACGTCCTGCAGCGACGACATTTCCTGCAAGATAGCCAGCGTCTTCTTGGCTTGCCCGCCCCAGATCGCCGTCGCTAGCGCTAGCTTGTTAGGGCCATCGGCATAGGTCGCCAGCTTCAGCGCCAGTTGTTCGAAGGCTTGCGCCGGGTCTTTGGCCGTGACACCGAGCAGCTGTAGCGTTTTCTGTACGCGCACCGACTGCCGGTCGGTGCCCGCCATGCCTTGCGTCAGCGTGATAAGCGCGTTGTTTAAATCATCGATGTTCCCGCCGGCTATCTTCGTCTGATTGTTCAGACGCGATAGCGACTCGACCGACGATCCTGTGGCCTCGGACAAATCCTGAAGCGCGGCGGCTTCTTCGATGATTTGTTTGGTCGTTTCATAGATCGTCTTACCGATGGCAAGACTGCCGAGCACCTTGCCGATTTCGTCGATCGCCGTTTTGGTATTCGCGGCGAACTTCTTGGTTTGGTACTCGGCCTTGGTCAGGCCCTTGGTGTATTCGGCCGCGTCAAGGCCCAGCAGGACAACGAGACGACTCAGGACGTTAGCCATTGGCGACCTTCTTTCGTTTCTGGCCGAGCTTGAAGATGCGCCCAGTGCCGGCGATGGCCGCGAAGGCGCTCGCCGCCACCGTCGCCGTCGCTGTCGGTTTCGGTGTCAGCGCTTCGCGCAGTTGCGGATCGAAGATAAATGGCGTGATGGAGTCTGCGCCGGCGGTCATGCGCGCGATGTTGGCGAGCAGCAGCTCGAAGCGACGGCCCGGCAACCAACGCTTGCGCGCGTAGGTCTGCCACGAGCGCAATTCGTGCTCGTACATGCGCGTGCCCAGTTCGTCCGCTGTCATGCCGAGTTCAAGCGCCAGGTCGAAGATCAACTCCTGGCGCTCGGTCAGTTTCCCGGGTCACCCTCGAGCGGCCGGGTACCGGCCGCCGTCAGTAGCAGGTAGTCCGACCAGTCGGCTTCCTTGAAGATCTCGACCCACTCGGCGGTTTCTTCCGGCGACAGGCGCTTGCCGTCCTCGGTGCAGAGCACACCGGCCATCAGCGTGGCCTTGGTCGTGTCGTCGGTCGAGTTGGCGATCGCCGCCAGCGCATTGCCGTCGGTGACTTTCAACGGACGAACATAGACCTCGCCGACGCCGGGAATGGTGACCGGGATCGCCTTGGACCGGGTCGCGTTCTTCTCGCGCCAACGGCGCTTGGCTTCCGCGTTGTCCACGGCTTACGGCGAGGTCGCTGGATCGAGCACGAAGATCGGGCCGGTGAGTTTGATGACGGCGTTGCCCTTCCACACCGCCTGGCCGATGGCACCGTTGAAACTGGTGGTCTGCACGGTGCCTAGCATGATGATCACGCCGCCGTCGTTGGGGAGCGTGATCTTGACCGCGACGTCGTCGCCGCTCTTTTCCGCCTCGCGCAGTTTGGTCTGCACTTCGGTGAGCGGCGCGAAGTTGAAGTCGAGCGTGAGCGTGCCGGCATCGGCCAGGCCTTGCTCGAATTCCTTTGCCGTCGAGCAAATGGTGCTGACCTCTTCCTGGTCAGCGCCCCCGCCGGCCTGCGCCGCGCCGGTGAGCTCGCACATTTCTGAAAACAAGACCTCGGCCAGCGTGCCGCCCGACGTATAGGCGGCGCCCATGCTGTTATCCTCGCCGGCCAGCTCGAAGTCGCCGACGCCCGGGTTGTCCACCGCGTACAGATTGCCGTTGAACTGCACCGCGCCGACCACGTCGTTGATGCGCACGACGTCGCCGAGCTCCGCGTCGTGTCCCGCGGCACTGACCACGGGCGGGTTGGCTTGCGTGATGCCGCTGATGGCGAGCGGCGGCGACGTGTCTTCTTCACCGATGCCCACCTGGATGGTGGAACCCATGAACTTGTAGCGCTGGCCCTGCGACATGATTTTCCCTTTCAGAAAAGCAAAAGGGCCGGCGGATGCCGGCCCTCGTCGTCAATCAACTGCCCGTCTTGCGGTTACGCTTGTTACGTCGTCGCGCTACTCGGCGCGAACGTGTAGAACAGGATGGCGCGATAGGTGCGCGTTTCCTCGTCATAAGTCAGGATCGGTGCCTCGTCGCGCGTGCACGGCGGATCGAGTCCCTGCATGGCGACCATCACGCCGGTGAGCAACGTGCCGCGCTCGGCGTGCGTGGTCGCCGCGATGTCAATCTGCACGCGCGCGTCGTCGGTGCTGCCGTCGTCGCTGCCGCACAGGTCAGGATGCGAAGTGCCGCCGACGAAGGTGTAGCGGCCGGATGGAAACTGCGGCAGGCCGCCATCCTTTTGCATGAACGTGGACGGGTAGAAGCGTCCGCCGAAGATCGCCTTGCACGCCGCGCGCACCACGGTATCGATGCTCACGTGAATAGCCGTTTGCGCAGGCGCTCGACCATGGCCTCGATCGCTTCTTGCTGGCCGCCTTCCAGGGCCGGCCCGAGGAACGGTTCGGCGTCCATCTTGATGCTGCCGAACTCGACGATATTCGCGTAGGGCGCTTCGGACTGCTTCACCTTCTTGCCCTTGCGCTTGACCATCCGGCCGCGCCCGCGGACGGTGACCATGTGCTCCGACGTGAGATCCGTTTCGCCCTTCGGCACCTTCTTGACGATGACCGACTCGAGCAGGCTGCGGCTTTGGACCGACGGATTGCCGAGGATCTTCGCCTTCGCGCGTTTCTTGATGACGGTGGCCGCCGCACTGGTGGCCGAGCGCGCCGCGCCGAGCGCCTTCTTCTCGCCGAGCGTGCGCATCTTCTCGCCGAGCTCGCGCAGGCCCTTGACTTCGAAAGTGACGGCCACGGCTAACCCGCGTTCAGTCCCGAGCTGCAGCGGAACTGCAGTTCCCGATGTGCGGTGTCGACGTCGATCGCCGCTTCGATGTTGTAGTAGGTGTCGGTCTGCGGAAAGTAGGCGCGATCCTTCGCTCGCACCGTCGCCATCAGGCTCGAGTAGCGCGTCGATATGAGCGTGTCGGCGGTGGATTCCACGCCGTCGGCAATGAATGCCTCGCGCCCGCGCAGAGGCTCCACCCGCGACCAGGCCACCTGCAGCGGTTCCCAGGCGCGCATCGGCTCGCCGGTGTCGTCGTCGATGGTGTCGACCGCGCGATCGAAGCGCACGCGGTGCTTGTAGTCGCCGGCGCCGTTCATGCCATGCCCAGGTCTTCGCGCGGCAGTTTCGCCAAAAGCGACGCGACGCCGAGCGGAATCTCGGCCAGCTTGTCGGTGTCGGTGCCTGCGCGCTGGTCGTACAGGTGGCACAGCATGAGCAGCATCGCCGCCCGCGCGCGCGCCGGCAGCGGCAGGAACTGCGGCGAGTCGCCCGGCAGGCTGTGGCCGGTGACGTAGCGCACGCGCACCGAGCCGATCGAATTGCGCGCGCTCGGCCACGACGTCGCGCCGTAGGCCAGCGTCAGCCGCGCATAAGGCCCGGTGGTGTCGAGTTGGTATGTCGCCGGGTCGACCGTCACCTCGAGCGCCGCAGCGGCGGCGGCTTCGCCGGCGGCTTCGGCCAGTTCAAGGTCGCCGCTGCTAATGAATTCGGCCTCATAGGCCGCGATATAGGCCGCGTCCGCTGCGGCCTGGTCGAGATAAATCACGCTCTCCACCGACTGCACCGGACCCAGCGGCAGATACAACGCCGGGCCGGCAGGCGCGCGCACCTGCACCGATGGAAATCCATTGCTCACGAGCTCGAGCGTGCGCGGCGCGAACGAGCGCCCGCATTCGGCTTCGCAGTACTCGCGCGCCGCCGGAATGCCGACGGTCTGCAGCCAGTCGTCGTCGTCGCTCGCCGGCGGTGAGCCGAAGGCGTCGATGCGGCAATGGGTCCACGCTGTTTCCAGATCGATCGGCTCGTCGGCCACCGGCACCACTTCGGCCACGCTGTACTGGTAGAGCAGCGCCGCCTGCCGGCGCCGGACATCGGCCAGGAACAACGTCGAATTGCCCACGTCGTCGTAGAAGATCATGCCGCCGCCTCCAGGTCGTCGCGCAGGAACGGAAAGCAGCGCAAGGCCGACCCCGGCGTGCAGTTGATGACCTCGACGCCGGCCGGCAGGTGCTGCGCCATGTGCGCGATGGCGCGCGTGCAGCGCGCGAGGAACGACTGCGACGGGTTGCCGCACGGCCGCGCGTGCGGCGGGTGCCAGTGGCCGCCGTGCATGTCGAAGCCGAACAGCAGGACGCGCGCAGCACCGGCGTGAACCGCGATCTGGATCGCCTGGCCGCCGGAATTGCCGAGCGTGCGCAGGCACCCGGGATCGCGATCGAAGCCTTCCGCGCCGCTGTTGCGCAGCACGAGCGACGGGAATGGCAGATCAGGCAGCGTGCCGCGCGTGGGCTCGATGCTCACCCGCAGTCCGGGGCCCACGTGCGCGTCAGGATGCGCGAGCCACCAGCGGCGGTCGGCGGCGTAGACAATCTCGGCATCACGCGCGAGCTGCCAGGTGGTGTTGATGGCGATGCGCGGCAGATGGCGCACGCCGTCGGCGACTGCCTGCGACATCGACGGGCCCGACGCCAGAATGGCGACCGTCTGCCCCGCCCACATGCGCGGCACGATCCAGTAACGTGCGGTCATACGTTCTCGCGTTGCGGTACGGCGTCCGCGCCCTTCTTGACCGCGAGCTGCCAGTCGCGCGACGCGCCGCCGGGTGCCGCCTTGGTATCGCGCAGCGCGATCCACAGCGACCCGCCCCAGGTGTAGCACTCACCGGCACTCGCGCCGCTGGCCTTGCCCGACGCCCAGGTGCCGGCGTAGCGCGGCACTGGGAACGGCAACGCGAACTCCTTGACCACCGCGCCGCGGGTGAAGCGCAGCACCACCGTGCGGCCGTCGTCGCCGAGCTCGGCGGCCATGTCGTCGAAGCCGACGCCATCTTCGCCGGCCGGCCCGGGGACGCCATCCTTGCCGTCGCGGCCATCCTTGCCGTCGCGGCCGTCGCGGCCCGATTGCCCATCCTGCCCGTTGTGGCCGATGCCATCGGAGCCGCGCTCGCCCGGCGCGCCATCCTTGCCGTCGGCGCCGCGCTCGCCGGGTGCCCCGGCCACCGGCGGCGGCAGTGCCTTGAGGCGCGCGTCGATGCGCGCGTCAACGGCGCGAAAGATCGTGTCGGCCAGCGCGTCGATTTCCGTTTGTGTCATGGGGTCGTCCCAAGTTGTGCTTCGAGCGTCTTCACGCGCGCCGACAATTCCTGAATCGCCTTGATCATCGGCGCGATGAACTCGTCGTAGCGCAGACTTACCGTGCCGTCGGGATCGACGCCTTGATCATCGGGAAGCAGCGTCGGGTCGCCTCCGCGCACGAAGCCGCCGAAATCGACCACGCCGGACGCCTTGACCGCGTCGCTCACTTCCTGCGCGATCAGGCCGAAGTGCTGACGCACGCCGGGCAGCGGCGTGACCCGGTCCTCATACACCGGGCGCGTGGTCGCGGGCACCAGCACGTTGTCGATGGTGTAGTACGCCGGGACTACCTCTTCACCAACAACGACCCGTTCCTGCTTGTTGATGCCTTCGATCCACTTGTACGAAACCGGGCGCAGGGTTTCGATGAAGTCGAGTCCGAGCGGACTATCAACGATGTCCTTTTTGAGCCGCGCGTCGGAGGTCTGGATGGTGCCGTTCGCCGCCCAAACCGCCGTCCACCGATGCCCGCTGTCTCCGCAGGACAACGTATTGTCAAACCACATGAGCAGCGCCGTCTCGGCCTGCAAGTACATGTCGTGCCATGCGGTAGCGCTCAGGATTCCGTATTGAGGATAGCCACTGTCATGGGTGAGAATAAATCGGCGGTCGGTATACACCTGCACGTCGAGCGGCGCGCCAGGGCCCGCCGTCGAGTTGACGCCCAGATATCCATCGACCACGAGCGTATTCGACAGCAGGAAATTCGCGCTGTTGAACGTCAGATAGTGCGTGTTGCTGTTGCCCAGCTGCATCGCGCCGACATCGTTGTTCCTGTGGGCAAAGACGTCGCGACAAGTAACAGACCCACCGGGGTATGCCGCCGACGTGGTAAGCGAGCCAACGGTTGCCACGCCCGCGACCGTGAGCGCGTCGGTGGCCTTGTCGTAGGTCAGGCCAGCATCACCGCCGAACGCGCCGCCGTCGTTGAACTGCACCTGCGTGTCCGAGCCAGCGGCCACGCCGGAACCTGTCGCACCCGTAGCGCCTGTTGCCCCTGTAGCGCCGGTCGCACCCGTCGGTCCCGGCACCGTCGAAGCCGCGCCAGTAGTACCCGTCGCTCCAGTCGCGCCCGTGGGGCCGGTTGGACCCGCCGCGCCCACGGCACCCGGCGTGCCGGGTGTTCCGGTCGTGCCGGTCGCGCCAGTAGCGCCTGTTGCACCCGTCGGGCCGGCTACCGTTGACGCAGCACCCGTCGCACCCGTGGGTCCGGTTGCACCCGTCGCCCCAGCTACACCGACACCCGTTGCCCCCGTAGGCCCGGTCGGGCCCGCTACGGTCGAGGTCGCCCCCGTTGCGCCCGTTGCGCCGGTGGCGCCGGTCGGGCCGGTGGGACCGGCCACCACCGAGCCAGCGCCCGTTGCGCCTGTCGCACCAGTAGCGCCAGTCGCACCTGATGCACCCGTCGCACCCGTCGGGCCAGCCACCAGCGAATTAGCGCCCGTGGCACCCGTCGGTCCCGTGGGTCCGATCGCACCCGCTTCCCCTGTTTCCCCAGTCGGGCCCGTGGCCCCTGTTGCTCCGGTGGCGCCGCCGCCCGGCCCGGTGGCGCCGGTCGGTCCCGGCTCGCCTTGCAATCCCTGCGGCCCTTCCGGCCCGATCTCGCCCTGCGGCCCTGCGGGCCCTGTGGGGCCCGTGGCGCCGTTGCCGGTGCCGCTACTACCTCCGCCGAGGATTACCGCGCCTGGCTGGCCGCCAGGCCCCCGCAAATCGACGTATTGGCCCCACTCACCGCTCGGCCGCTCGAAGCGCAGCCGGGTGCCGCTCCACTCGTGCTTCGGCTTGTCGCCCTTCTCGCCTTCCGGCCCCTGCGGGCCCGGCGGCCCCATCGGTCCCGGCGGGCCGTCCTGGCCGTTGAAGCCATCGAGGCCAGGCGCGCCATCCTTGCCGTGCAGGCCGTCGACACCGGGCCGGCCGTCCTTGCCGTGCAACCCATCGCGGCCGGGTGATCCCGGCGCGCCATCCTTGCCATCAATGCCGTGCCGCCCATGCCGCCCATGTCGCGACGGATTGCCCTTGAGCACCGCCACGTCGGCGGCGATTTGGTCAAGCGTTGGCATCGGCTCGCGCAAACCGCAACTCGATCGCCTTCACCACGCGGCCGAGCAGATCGTCGACCTCGCGCAAATCAGCGTCCTTGCCCGGCGGCCCGCTCATCCCGTCCTGGCCGTCGGCACCGTCACGACCCGGCGCACCGCTGACCCCAGGCTCACCTGGTGAGCCTGGCGGCCCCGCCGGAATGCGCGTGATCGACGCCTCGAGCTCGCTCATCCGCACTTCGATCGGCGCCAGCTCGCGCGCCACGTAATCGCGCGTCGTCTTGACGATGTCGGCGGCGATCTCATTCATGCTTGGCATGCAAACCCCTTCGTGATCTCGGCATGCAGTTCGAGCAGCATCGCCTTGGCCGCCGCTTCGCCTTCGGCGTTCGGCTCATTGGCCGCCGGTGCCGGATTCGCTGGCGCCGCCGGCGTGGCCTTGCCGAACGGGTCTTCCTTCGCGTCGCGCTTGGCGAGCGCTTCCAGCGAGTAGTTCTGCTGCTGCGCCATCGGCGACTTGCCGGCGCCATTGGCCACCGGCGGCAGGTCGAACTTCTGCCGCGCCTCGTCTGGCGCATAGATGGCGCGCTCGACCCCCTTGGCCACCACGTCCATTTGCGTCGCCGTGTCCATGCGCAACAGGTCGTCGAGGTTGAATCGCGTTTGATAGCCGGCGTCGGTCAGGCCCAGGCCGTCGTCGAGCCCGCACTCGACATCCTGAATTTGCACCTGCAGGCAGTCGTTGTAGTAGATCTGCTCGAGGATCTGCGCGTTCTGCATGGCCGGCATCTCGCCGACGTGCACCTTGTACGGCGGCACGTGGTAGGTCGCGCACACCATCTTCGCCGACAGGCCCAACTGCTCGACCAGTTGCGAATCGACCGCGTTCTCGGCGATGACCTTGTAGTCGAGCCCGTTGCCGAGCACCGCCGTGCGACCGCGATTGCCGCCGGCGATGGCCGACTCGAAACGATCCTTGTATTGCTGCGCCAGCTCCTGCGTGATCGGTTTCGGCGTCACCAGCAGGCCGCCCGGCTTGCTCTGGTTGCGGAAGAACGTCGCCGCGTTGCGCTGGATCTCGAGGCCGTGCGCGGCCGCGAGCGAGGACGCGAACAACGGCGACAAGCCCACCAGCGGATGGAACAGGCACCACATGCGATCGTGGATGATCTCGCTCGCCGGCACCACGACGTCACCCTCCTCCGGCACGCCGGTCAGGTCGTCGGCGCCCAGCCGGTAATACACCGCGCCCGACGGCGCGATCAGCGTTTGCGTGGTCCACGGGTTTTGCACGGTGAGCGCCGTGACCACGTTGCGGTTGTCGCGGTGCTTCAACACGAACGTGTTGCCGTGCGACAGCTTCGACAGCATCCAGTAGCGCATGAACTGCGGCCAGATCTGGAACTCGTTCGGCTTGCGCAGCACCGGCGAGAACGCCGGCGACGTGATCTCCTCGAATACGCGGCTCTGCTTGCCGACCTCGCCCAGCATCACGCCCATCTTGCCCATGTCGCCGGCGATCAGCGTCTGGCAGGCGAACACCGCCCAGTTGGTCGGCGCCGTCCACGGGTCACACTCGCTGTCGCACTGGAACGCTTGCGGATGATGCGAGCCGCCGCTGTCCCACACCGTCGCCCACTGCCGCGCGTCGGCGACCGCTGACAGGTTGCGCGGCGACCGTTCCTTGCGCACCACGAGCTCGAAGCCGAAGAGGTTCATTCGGCGGTCGGCTTGTGCCACGGCGGCGTCACCGGCGTGGGCTTGGTGTCGGGTGCCACGACCGGCGTGACCGGCACTGGCGTCGGCGTGACTGCCGGCGTCGCCTGCGGTGCCTTGGTCGCGGCCGGCGCCATGTCGCGCCGCTTGTACTCGCGTTTCGGCGTCAGCAGCGCCGCGCGCGGCGCCTCGACGCCGAAACTGCGCTGCCCTTCCGGCGGCGCCTCGGCGATGTAACCCAGCGCCACCAGCGCGCGCGCGGCGGCGCCCGGCACGCGGATCGGCTCACCCGCCCGCGTGCGGCCGATGCGCCGCTTCGCGATCCATTGCTTGGTCATGTCGGAGCTCCAAAAAGCCCGGCCCATTGCGGGCCGGGCATCGTTGCCGTTATGGCGATCCCTCGTTGCCCCAGTCGGCGTTGCCGATGTAGGCCACCGCACCCGCACGGCGAATGCCGAAGTTGATCGGCCGCACGACCTTGAGCGCCACGCTTTCCTCCTGGAACATCGAAGTAAAGTTCGCGCTGGCCGCCGTCGGCGTATCGGTCGCCCCGGTCGGCGCCGAGTCCTGCTCGATCATCGCCTCGGTCGAGGCCGAGAACGTGACGCCCAGGTCGCCGATCTTCCAGATGTCGGACGGCTTGAGCAGGATCACGTCACCGGGGCCGACGTTGTCACCGACCACGACGTTGTAGCCGTTCAGGTTGCCGCCTTCGCTGGTGAGCCCAGGGAATTCGGTCTGCCCGAGCGCGTTGCGCATCATGCCCAGCGACGCCGCCAGCGATGGCGTGGTCACCAGGTACAGGCCGCGCACGTTCTTCGCCGTGATGAAGCCCGACAGCAGCGCCATCAGGTCGGCGCGAATCGCCGCCGCATCGTTGCCGCTCGAGCTGCCCGCGACCAGGCCGTTCAGGATGCCCGCCGGCGACACCGTCGGCACCGCCGCCGCTGCCGACAGGAACGTCATGTCGATGCGCTGGGTGATCGCCTCGCGAATGCTGTCGCGCATGATCATCTCGGCCGACGGCGACGAGTCGCGCACCAGCTCCTTGCTCATCACGCAGATGGCGGCCACCTTGAGCGGCGACGTGTTCTGCGCGGCAAAGCTCGCGCTGGTGTTCGGGATCGCCTTCGACTCGCCGACCCAGAAGCCGGTCGATGCGCCGTCCTGGCTCTTGATCGACACGTTGTGCGGCACCTCGCGCAGCGGCAGCTTGTCGAACACCGTCTCGCCGTACAGGTACTCCACGAAGTCGCCGGTGTAGCGGTTGTCGGCCGACACGAGCTCGCTGCCCCACTCGCCGGTTCCCGTGCCGCCGCCCGGCACCGCTGCCTTCATGGTGGCCACCAGCATCGGATGCGTCTTGCCGTAGCGCTCTTCGGCGATCTGCGCCGGCGTCGTGAAGTTGCCTTCCTTCGCCTCGAGCACCGCGATCGCCTTGCAGATGACGCGCCGCAGGCCGCTCTGGCCCTTGAACTTGTCTTCGGGGTCGGTCTTGCGCACGAACGCCATCGGCGCCTTGTTGATCGCGCCCGGCAATTCGACCGGTCGCGCGCGGCCGATGTCGACCATCTGCGCTTCCTTCACCGCGATGTCGTCGTCGATGTCGGACATCTCGGCGCGGATCGCGCGCACCTCGGTGCGCTCGTCGTCGGTAAAGGCCCGGTTCTCGTTGGTGCGCAGCTCGTCGAGCTCCCTCGCCCGTGCCGCCTTCTGGCCGCGCGTGTCGCGCAGCGTCGACAGTTGTTGCGATAGCGTGTTCACTGGTTTGCCCTTCGTAGGCAATGCCGTAGCGCCGGCAAGTGGTAGTTGTCGCAGCGCTCTTGGATCACACGCGTTAAGCCGTAGCGCCGGCCGCGAATGAAACAGCGTTTTGACGGTCAAAATGCTTGCTTGCTGTTGCGCAGGAATCGTCACGAGCGAGAGCTCCAACCATTCCCACGACTTGAAATGAAGCCCGCCGGTTTCCTTCAGATGCGAAAACTCGAGCGGGTTGAAACCGATCGACAGGCCGCGTTTGAGGCCGCGCTTCAGCTCGTAGTAGGCCGACGCCATGCGCTCGGCGATCGACACCGGCGCATCGGCCGGCGGGTTGTCGATGTAGCCGTCAACCTCGATGTCGGTGCCGCTGACGCGCGCCGCCGTGATCATTCCGATCGGACGACCCGCGTCGTGCTGGTCGAGAAACGGCATCGGCAACTTGAAGCGCGCGCCCTTCGGCTCGACGATGTCGCCCTGCCGATCCGGCGTGATGGTCGACGCGATGCCGGTAAAGGTGCGCGTGCGATCGTTGACACTCTTGATCGTCAGGAAGCCGAAGGCGTTTTTGTGTTCCATGCGTTACCCCAAAAAAAAGGGCCACGCACGAATGCATGGCCCTTGGGAGGGAGCTACCGACAGGACTGCTACAACGACTACACGGTGAACAGCTGCGGCGCTGCAGGCTCCGGGTTGAGCGACATCAACGCCACGGCGTTAAAGGTTGCGGCGAGCGGATCGATCTTGCCGCCGGCGTTCTGTTTCGTAATCACGACCGCATTGCCGCGCGGCTCGGCGCGCGCATTGCCCACGCAATACGCCATCAGCCGCGAGCCCGCGTGGATCATGCCGCCGCCGGCTAACTTGCGCTCGACCGTCTTGATCGCACCGACCAGCTTCCAACCCTGCGAAATGCCGACGATGCTCGTGCCTTCAATGCCGCGCGCCTCGAGCTCGTCGACCGTGGCACCAATGCCCGCCGGATCAACGCCAACTTTGTCGAGTAACCCTGCGGCATATATCCGCTCCACGATGTCGGCCGCCTGGCGCACGTCGTCGCCGATCGTCTCGACCAGCGTCAGGTCACCGTCGTTCACGAAATCCAGCAGCTTTGGCGCCTCGGCCTTGTTGCGCTCGAGCGCGATCGGATGCGCCCAGGCATGGCACCACACGCGCCAGCGCAGCGCCGTGCGCTCGCCACTGCCCGCCTCGCGCCCGATCACGCACATGCCGAACAGGTCGTCGAGCCCGCCACCGTCGATCCCGACGCACACCACCTCGCAGGTGTTGATGATCGAGTCGAGCGTCACGCCCGGCTCACCGCTTGCTTCCCAGTACGCCCCGCCGGCCCATCCGCCGGCCAGCAACGCAAGCCCGATCTCGATGTTCAGGTGCTGCGATGCCCACGCGCGCAATTCCTCGTCGCTCGTGTTCTGTGCCGTCTGCATGTCGCCGACCAACCGCTCCACGCTGATCGAGCGCCCGGCGTTCGGGTTGACCATCGCCCAGTTCTTCGAGTCGCGCCATGCGTCGGCCCGGCGCTGCATCGACGGCGGAAACTCGTACAGCACCGGCAACATTGCGCCTTCCTGCGAGCCATCGCGTATCGCTCGCGCCTTTGAAAGTTCAGCATGGAACACCCCGCTCGGCGGTTCCTCGCTTTGCGTCGTGATGAACGCCATGAACGCTTCCGGAAACGGCAACATGCCGCCACGCAATTGCCGGATCGCACTCGCCGCCTTCGCATTGCGCGCCACCACGTGCAGCTCGTCGATCAGCACGCCACCGCTCACCTTTTGCCCGGTCAGCACCTGCGGGTCGAACGTCATGATCTGCAACGTGGCGCCCGACACGCGATGCACGATCGTCTTCACATGCTCGCGCACATGCATCACCTTCGACAGCACCGGATCCAACGCAATCGCACCGGCCGCCGCCGCGAACGCGAGCTCGGCGATGTCGTGCACCGGCGCGGTCATGATGAAGCTCGCCTTCGGCCGCTCGTTCAGCCACAGCGCCGCCAGCATGAGCAACGCGCCGTTCGTGGTCTTGCTGTTTTTCTTCGGAATCAGCAGGAACAACTCGCGCACCCGGCGCTCGCGCGTCACCGGGTCGACCGACCCAAACAACGCGCGCACGATGTCGCGGAACCAATCACCGCCGGCGTCCTTGAGCTGCGGCGTGCCCGGCACGTCGGCCAGGCGCAACAGGTTGAAAACCTTCACCGCCCGGTCGGCCTCGCCGACATCGAGCGGCAGCGTAGGCACCAGCGACCTACCGTCCCTTAACCGCCGCTCCCAGTCCTTGCACGACAGATCCCATGCCATCAGTTCATGCGCGACGTGAGCGAATCCCACTCGCTGCCGTCGGCCGCCGTCAACGCGTCGGCATTCCGCTTCGCCTTCACGCCCACGCCGGCCACGTGTGGCGGGCCACCGTTCTCTGCCACCCCTGCCAGGAATCTCTGCGCCGCCGTCACATGGCCCTTCATCGCCTGCTCATACACCGCGTCAACCACACCCATCCGCAACTGACTGGCCCGTATCGTCAGCTCCACCGGACACGTCGCTCGCAGCAACTCCACCGTAATCCCGTAGGCCTGCGCGATGTCCTCGAGCGACATCCTGCCCGCCGCCGCCCGCGCGATCTGCTGACGCATCGCCGCCGTCGGCTCGAACACCGACGGGTCGCGCAACTTGCCGTGCTTAGTGCCCATTGCCGGGACGGGGGGGGGAGAAACGTACGGAAGCG